GTATTACCAACTTTCCACACAGCAGTACCGGCTCCAGTTGTATCACCAGTATTATCTACAGATGAAAAACTATATTCAATAATTGCTTTTGAACCAAGTAAGAAAATAGCATCTGCATTTGTGATTCTTTCAATAGTAATAGTAGTAGTATCTGAGGAAGATCCTCCACCACCTTCAATTTTAAAGCTTTTCTGGATTTCTCCATCCTTTAAAAATGTAAAAATACTATTTTCGTATGTAACATCGTACTCTGCAGCCGCAGGATTTTTCTTGATTTCTTCAATGGCGGCCTTAACATCTGTAATATCTGTATTAATTCCTTCAAACTGAGTATCATAAGAAGTCATATTTTGTTTCAAGATATCTACAGCATTTTTGGCCTCATCAGATTTTGTAGCAGCACTTTCTACTTTCTTCTCAATGTTTGAAATAGTAGTTTTTATCTCTGAGACAGCAGTAGTATTGGCATTTACATTCTTTTCGATCTCAGTTTTAGCTGTTTCAAGTGGACCAATTCGATTAGAGATTACTGTATCTTTCTCGTCCATTTCTGCTTCAAGTTCCTGCTTCAATGCAGCTCTCCACTCAGCAGATGGCTCAATAGAACTAAGTTCTACAGTTTGGATAACAGTCTCTCCATTTTTAAATACGAGAGAACCTTTACCACTTATGACAGAATACTCAACAACAAGATTTGAAAGACTGTTAATAGTGATTTCACTAATCTGTTCTTCTTTATCTTTAAATACAAGATGTCCAGAAGTATTATCATATTCAATTTTCAGATTTTTCAGACTATCAATACCTGAGATGGCAGTGTTCAGTTCCTCAACAGTCTGGTCAATCTCTGTTTTTGTATAGTAATCTTTTAGAGAAGCAGCTACAGTCTGATTTAAATTTGCTGTTACAGAAGCGGTTACATCTGCTTTGATATCATCTACATTGATAGAAGCAGCGGAAGCTTTTGCTTCATCTGCGTATTGTTTTGCTTCGGCTACATGACCAAGAATCATATTTACAAAACTTGTATACCAATCTTCAGAAGGTTCAATGATTCCGTCATAATTTAATCCTTCCAGAACAGTAAACTTACCATTCGGTCTGGTTCTCCAAATATAATTGTTTCCTTTTTCATTTACGCCAGTAGCCATAATTTCAAAAATTATATCTCCGGCATTTGCTGTAACAGCAGCATCAATCAGCCAACCAAATCGAATATAAGTATTGTTGGAAGCTACATTGATAACTGTTGCTACTTTACCTTTTTTCTCAGCTACAGATTCATATCTTATCTGGATGAGCATATCCATAAGATCCATACCATCCCAATATCTTGGAATCCTAAATGGCATATACTGGCTGTTTTCTTCCTGCATAATATTAATCTGTGTAGCATCAACGGCAATATTTTTTAAGTTATCCACTGTTGAATATGCATTGTCTTGATATTTGGTATATACTTCATAACGACCATCAGTACATAATGTATATTCCTCAGTGTCTACGGCTAACTCAGCACTCAAAGTCATTGCCGAATTAGCCGCAGCAGCAATTTTAGAATCTTTAAATGACATATCATGACTCCTTTACTTTAATAATTTATCCAGATCGACAACCTGATCAAGATGAACAACTCCATCCTGTGTGCCATCAGGATCTTTACCTGTCATATCTTCGGCTACCATAGCAGAAAGATCTTTTACAACGATACCATTTCCGGTATCTTCACCATTTCTGTCTGTTAAAGTGATTTTTCTGTCTTCTGTATTAAGACGGATATCTTTTACCATACCTTCATAAGCTGCTTTATTCTGAGCATTGAGATCTTTAATCATTCCTTCCATAGCAAGGAGCCTCTGATCAATTTCAGTAAACAATTCAGAAGGTTCATATTTATCAAATTGTACAAGTGGAGTAATATGAATAACACCTGATGTGGTTTTTCGAATATAAGAAGTGTATGTTCCGTCTTCATTAGCAACAAGTTTTAAGAACGTGAAAGATACTTCGATATCCCCGGCTTCAGCAGTAAGTGCTGCATCAACAGGGATTAAATACTGGATATAATTCTGTTCATATTCAAGATTATTTATAATAAGTTGTGTCATTTTAATTTTGTCTGACACCGGGAGCTTATACTTCATATAAACAGTTGTATCTGACATATCAATCTGTTCTCGGTACATTTTACTTGTTACAATCTGAATCTTATCTACATAATTGCTTCTTTCCACAATTGATTCTTTGACTGTTGTTACAACAGTATTTTCATCTGTAATTTTTAGTGTATACATAACGGCCTCCTTCCTTATTTAGTCTGAGTTTTTTCTAAAGCTTCAATTCTAGTCTGTAGTGACTTAATAGTTTCCTGCAGTGTTGTGACTGATAAATTCGCATTATCAGCACTTTTCTTGATCTCAGCAGTATTCTGAGTCAAAGTAGTAATATTGTTCTGTATTGTTTCGATATTATTGGTCATGCTAAGTAATGATGTATTAATCTGTTCAATTGAAGTGTTAGAAGAAGAATCTGCAGACTGCAGATCAGAGATAGATTTCTGTACGGCAGTCATAGATTCTTTCAATTTATCCACATCAGCTCCCAGTTGAGTAAGTTTTCTTCCAACAACAAGGGCATCAGCGAATGCACCCTGTTTAGATAATGTCATATCTGATTCAGGGAGATTAGCCAGATAATTATAATCATACTTAGCAACACCAGCAGAGGTTTCAATTCCCTGAACATATGTTGCCATTATTACTCACCTTTTTCTACAAATTCATATAGTACTGTCATATCAAGCATAGACAGTTTGTCTTCATTAGATTTAAGCATTTTCTTGAGAGATTCCTCTGGGATCATCTCAACATCAAGTTCACATGTTTTATCATAAATTTTCTGCAGACTTTCTTGGATTTCAGGGATGATTTTATCTTTTATGTCATCATTAAGAGCACGATTTCCTGTTTCATTACCATTTTCATCAACAATAGGATGTGAGTTTTCCTCTGTAAAATAAGAATCAACTAACTCCTGCTCGACCTCTGAGATTTTATCTACCTGCGCCTTAAGAGCCTTCAGGTTCATTGTATTCGCCCAGAATACATCAACATCTCCTGCGATTAAATCCGCACGACTCTTCATAGAATTTAATGTTTTATACATTGCCATAATGTCTGCATTTACAATAACTTTTTTCATAATCCTTGTACTCCTTTTATATTAATATGTAACTTTATTTTCTCTGACGAGTTCTTCAATAGCATCATTTAGATATGCTTCAAAGTCAGAATATAATGTTTCGATAGCCGCTTTAGAATCTTCTGTGATAAGCGCTTTAGCTTTATCAATCGCCATCTGTTTAGCTGTTTTAGCAGCTTCCGCATCAAATTTACCCTGTTTCTTTAATGAATCAACATAGGTCTGATTAACTGTGAGCACTGCTTTACTGATAGCATCAGTAGCAGCATCTATATATTTTACGAGCTGATCATTCTCCAGGTTCTTTTCCTGTTCTTTAAGCGGAATGGGCAAGTAATAGTGTGTACCATTGAAAATGCGGTCTTCCACCTTAGACACTTCATATCGCAATGTGACATTGTCATCATATATATTCATACCCATAATCGGTTCGGCCAGTACGTCACCATCTTTCCAACGACGCAGATCATAGAAGCGATGCTCCTCTAAAAGAAGTTCAATTCTGCGCTCATTCTTA